CAACTGAACTCATTGCAACTTGGAATTTGTTTAGATCAAGTGCAGATGATGAAAATGACTTTGCCATTACATCAGTGACCATTGTCATTTCGGTTGCATCTAATCCAAACCCACGCAATGTTGCACCAGCTACTTCAGCCGATTGTGCCAAATCTTCGCCAGTTGCAAGTGCAAGGTTTAATGTTGCACCAGTTATTTTTTGAATTTCATCAGCACTAAAACCAAGCTTTGAATAATTCAACATTAAATCACTGACTTGTGTTGCACTGAATCGTGTTGAAATTCCTAAATCTTTTGCAAGATTTGTCAAGTTTTGAAAATCTTTTCCAACCGCACCACTAATGGCTTGAACCTTTGCCATTGATTGTTCGAACGATGCAAACGTTTTAACCGCAAGACCACCCATGATTGCCAATGGTGCAGACAATGACATTGACATTGATTTGCCAATAGACTGCATTTTTCGACCTGATTTTTTTAGTTGTCTTGCTAAATTTTGGCTTGAATCACTGAACGCTTTCAAGTCAAATATTGCACCGATATTTATAGTCTTTTTTGCCATTTTAATTGAACCAGTTTGGTTTTAATTTTTTAAGTTGCTCAATTTCTGCTTTTGTGTATGGATTTGATTTTGTTCCTTTTTTACCGCTTTGTTCTTCCCACTCAAACTTCATCAAATCTTGTGGTCTTTTCATTGATTTTTGTCCTTGTGATTTTAATGTTACATATGAAATTAATCTTGCAGTTTCCCACAATGATCTTGCATTAATGTTTTCATTCAAACGATGACCAACATATGCATCCCATATTTCTACCATTGTATAATTATTTAAACATAAAGGACTTTGTTTTAATGCACCCAAAACAAAACCCCTTATGAAATTATGCAATGGCAATTTTACTTTTTTGCTTCCACATTTAAGTTGTTAAATGCAGCCATATCTTGTGACATAGCTTCAGTGAATACATTGATCAAACTCATGTCCTCATCGATTGCATCAATAATAAAATCTTTTGTTACTTTTTCACCTGATGATTTCATTCCAGCATAAGCAATGTCAACAATGGATTCCATTGTCATATTATCGCCCATTTTTAAAATGTTTTCACCAGTTTCTTTTTCAAACATTAACAATGCTTTGAAACCGAATTTGAACTTGTACTCCTTGTTTTTAATTTTTATCATGCTACAAATATAAAAAAAGGGAATGAAGTTACCCCCATCCCCCATTTACACAATATAACAAAAATCAATTTCTTACACAGTTGCTTGTGTTATTGAACCAGTTCCTTCAAAAGATACTGAAAATGTACTTGATTCTTCAAGTCCATCAGTTCTTTCAAGTGAAGTGATATAACAAGAACCACTGTATTCTTTGTCACCAGCTACATCAGTTGTCCATGTTACAGTCACCAAAGTTCTGCCAGTGAACACAGTGTACAAATCCTCATATCCATAAGTTGCATCTTCAGCAAAAAACCCTTCAGCTGAACCGCTAAATGATTTTTGTCCTTCCAACGCTTCTTTCCATCCGTTTGAGTCTTTTGTTGATGCATCTCTTGTTGACATATCAAAAGTCAATGAGTTTGATGTTAAGTGAGCGATTGTTGTTCCGCCAACTTGTATTTTTGCTAATGTTCCGTTTAATATTCCAGTTGAAGCCATTTTTTTATTTTCTTAAATTTTATACAATATTAATCACTCTTTTTTTTATTCTTTGTAATTTTTTTTACTTTTGGTTTTTCCTCATTGTCCATTGCTACTTCAACAATGTGTTCAATTTGTTCTTCAAAAGTAAAACCATCAAGTGCTTTTGCTACTTTTAAATCAATTAATTCTTTGCCCAATTTGTTAGATACACGCAATTGTGATCCTTCTGGCAATGTTCTTGCATGGACCGCATGGTCTTTTGTTAACACTATTCTCATAAATTTAATTTTTTTGCTTTTCTTTTTATATACTTTTCAAGTTTATCACTTGCTTGAGTGTATATCTTATCACTCGTTTCAGAATAAGTTTTCTGAATAAAATTCTTTTTTCCAGTCGGATTGGCAATGTGTGTTCCAACTCCGTATTCAATCCACCACGCATAAAACCCATCAAACTTTTTCTTGCCTTTTCCGTATCTTGGACCGACTAAAACATTTGGATATTTTTTTTGTGGTGATGTTTTAATTGCAAGTGAATTTTTTAATTCTTGTGGATTTATATCAGTACCCCTTACATTGATTTTTTCAGTTCGTTGATTTGGTGCATTTTGTCGCATCTTATCAAGAACTGGCTGCATTTGCCTTCTTAATATTTTAAGGATTTCACTCCTTTTCATCTTGTCATCCAAAGATTGAATTTCAAGCACAACACCTTTAAAACCTTCAATTTTATAGTTTATCATAGTTTTTTGTTTGCACTTATCATCAAACCTTCACGACCAAGTTCCTGGATGTCCAGGATATCATAGTATTTTGAATTGTAAACAATCCGCATTGATTCATCAATTCCATCAAAGAACCGAATCTTGAATTTAACCTTGCTTGTTGATGTAACTTGGTCCGCTTCAACTTTTTCATTACCTAAACCACGCTGCACATTTGCAAACGTTGTGTGATAAGTTGACCAGCTTGCAGTGTATTCACCAATTGAATTGGTTGAAAACGTTTGTGACTCAATCACAATTTTTCTATCTAAACGACCTATGTTCATATTTCAGTTCGTTGGCTTACCATTGACATTTGGAACTTTGTTCCTCTTGATAGGTTATGCATATTGCTTCCAACAATTGTGCTTTGTCTATTCTCAAACATATCAGATACAATCATTCGCAATGCTTGTTTGACCATGTCATCAGTATTCGCCAAAGTTGTAATTTCAATTTCAATTGGAAAATCACGATCGTATAAGTTTGGCAAATTGTCCTTCATTTCTACATAAGAATAAAGACCATTTGTTGCAATGTATTTTGATGAATCCAAAAGTGTTCGTGTGTTGTCCGAGTCATAATAGTAAATTGAAAAGGTATCAATTGGATTGACATCAATTCTGAAATCGTCCCATTCAGTCATGTACCCAGTCACACCGCCTTTGATAAGCAAACCAGCTTCGTTCCATAACATCAAGTGTGCAGATGCTATGTAATCATTTATAATGTCATCAAACGATGAATCCAAAATGTTTAAATGTCTTTTTGCTTCAACCAAAGTCAAACCCCAATTTGCTTCAGGTGTGTAGCTTGTTATTTTTTTGTTTCTTATCATTGATTTTTTAAAAAAAAAGAGGATGGGCAAAACCCACCCTCTTCATATATTAACTAATTACTATAAATCAATTACCCAGTGTAGCCACCCACGCTGATTGCAGCATCTTGTACAAGTGCAGCATCCCAGTATGAGTTTAAGATTAATCTATTTGTTCCGCTTACCGCTTGTGTATAAGGATCAACCAAAATTTCAACTCCACCGAATTGTGCAATTTGAACTTTTGAGAAGTCACCATAATAAACCGCTGGATTAGTTATGTCAGCAATTTGGTTTGAAAACTTCGCCATAACCCCCATAATCATTTCGTTGATGATTAATGGATTAACACCACTAACTTGTGCAGCAGTATAAACTTCACTAAATAAATCGTTGCTGATTGCAAATCCTAAATTACCTCTGTTGTGGTTATTAGATTGTACTTCCTCAACAAGTGCCATCATCAAGTTTGTGATATTTGCATTTGTCACTGGAGTTTTTCCGTTACCCAAATAATCATAAGAACCATTTGCAGAATCATCAGTAAATAAAGCATATTCAACTTTTGCACCAACTGCTTGAGCAATTGAGTTTCTCAATGCTGATTCAAGTGATTCGTTGTGTTGCATGGCGGCTTGTTTACTGAAATCGACAAAACTTGCAAGTCTTTTAGGAGCAAGGTCTTTTTTGCTCATTGCAGATCCGCCATCAGCAGCTGCATCAGTTTCACCTTCCCATTGAGTTGTTACGGCACCTAAAATTGGAATACGTTGGTCAGTTGTAGATGATACACGAGTAACACCAAGGTCATCAAGAATTGTGTTTGCATAAACTGCATCAACAAAACTTTGAGTTTCAATTCCTGAAGTTCCGTTTTCAGTTACAACTGCTCTGTTCAAAATCATTGATGGTATAACAACACCATTTGCACTTCGACCAATTGCAGTCATTTCCTTTTGACCTTCCTGAGCCATTTCTAATTCAACACCATCAAGTTTTCCGCCAAATGCTGCTCTTACCGCTTTACCAAAAGAAAATTCTCTAACAATTTCTTTTTCTTCTTTGCTTTCAGTCACAACTGGACTTCCGCCTAAATTTGCTGCTTTCATTC